ATTGACTACACCGACCGCGACTTCGATGCGCTTCGGGCGCGTGTGTTCAACCTGATTCGATCGGCGTTCCCTACTTGGACAGAAGACAGCGTTGCGAACTTTGGCAACATCCTTGTCGAGTCGTTTGCGTTCATCGGTGACGTGCTGACGTTCTACCAAGACAACCAGGCACGCGAAGCGTTCATCGTGACGGCGCAGCAACGAAAGAACATGCTGGCGCTCGTCCGGGCGCTCGACTTCAAGCCGAAGGGCCAGTCTCCGGCGCGCACGCCGCTCACTGTCACGCTAGCTGCCCCACCCGTGGGCGACGTGACCATCTCGGCTGGCGACAAGTTCAGCACGCTAGAGGTCACGGAGCCGCTTGTGTTCCAAGCCGTCCAGACGATCGTGATCCTTGCAGGCACTAACCCGCCGATCGGCACAGTCGAAGTAGAGCACTCTGACTCGCGATCGGAAACCTTCACGTCTAGCGGACTTCTGTTCCAAGAGATCGTGCTGTCGTTCACGCCGTTCCTCGACGGGTCACTTGCGGTAAGCGCTATAGACGGCCCGTACACGGTAGTCAGCAACACGCTGTCCACGTCGCTGTCAGATCGGCATGTGACGGTGCGAGTAGACGAGAACGATCGGGCGAAGATCCGTTTCCCAGGCGCAGTGCCAGTCGGCTCGATCACCGTTGACTACAAGACAGGTGGAGGGGTACGCGGAAACGTCGATAAAGAAACGATCCGCAAAGTCTTGCGTTCGTACACTGACCAGTTCGGGGCACCGCAAGTCGTGTCTGTGTCTAACTTGCAACGTGCGGGCGAAGGGCTTGATCGGTCTACAGTGCAAGCGATACGCGAAGACGGGCCTGCATCGCTGCGAGTGCTCACGCGCACGGTGGCGCGTGAAGACTTTGAGATCATGGCAGAGGCGGTCCCTGGCGTCGTGCGCGCCACGATGCTGACACGCAACGAACGCGCAGGCATCCCCGAGAATCAAGGCCACTTGATCATCGTGCCCGAAGGTGGTGGCTTGCCCACGCAAGCGCTCAAAGACGCAGTGCTGATTCAAGTAACAGTCACCTTCCCGCAGACGCTCACGTTCTTGACTACGGTGATGGATCCAAGCCTCGTGACCATCAACGTCAGCACCAAGATCGTGCTCCAGCCGAACGTGCTGGCGTCGGTCGCTGCATCGTCTGTGCGTGAGAACATCCGAACGCTGTTCGCGCTGCGCTTTGCAAGTGGCCCGAGCGCGGGTGGAAAGAACCCTGCGATGAACTTCGGCTTCGCGCTGGACGGCCTGTTCAGCTACTCAGATGTCTACGACGCGGTGCGAGACACACGCGGCGTGCGGAGGATGAGTGACGCGCCGGATGCGTTGCTGCTCAATGCCTTTTCGCACGACGTAGCGTTGGAGCCACAACAGTTCCCGGCGCTCGGTACGATCACGGTCATCAACGACGACACTGGCCTGCCGATATGAGCAACATCGTCAACGACAGCTTCGAAGACGCAGGGCCGAACATCGGATTGGCTTTGGATTGGGCATCTGTGTTTGTCAACTCAGAGGAAGTGTTCGCTGACTTTGATCGCAACCCGTCCGACTTCGACACGCTATCGCAAGAGTCGTTTGAGCGCGGCTGGACGCCTCCGCTTGATCAGCTTCTCGTCGCGCCGTTTGCAGGCTTCACGCTCGACTTGACGCAGGCGCTCTACGACGTGCCGTTTGCACCGCGCACGTCGGAGTCGTTTGAGTATCAGTGGAGGACGACGGATGCGAACCGTGTGGCCTTGCTGTGGGTAGGACCGGCAACGCAGCCATTCTCTCAGCGAGTGATCCCGCCTGGGTCTCAGGTCGCAGCAGACTTCGACGCCACGAGTGTCAACGACACTGCGGAAGCGTTTGAATCGAATTGGCCGATAGGTCCAAGCTCTATCCTTGCGTTCGACATTACTACGCTGACACCGGCTCTGTTCGTGGGCACGGCTGCGGCTGACACGTTTGAGGGATGGAATAGCCCGCCTGCCGGATTGCTGACCTTCGACGGCTTGAGCTTGACGCTGGATACGGAAGTGGCTGCCTTCGGTGCTGGCAACGCACCGGCATCGCCTGGCACTGACTTCATCTTGCTCGCGAACGTGGAAGCCTTTGAAGTGCTGTTCCCGTTGCTGCGCGTAACAAACGTAGACATCGGCACTGGCTTTATGACGCTTGAAGCTTCTCCGGCGTTTGGGGCGGCTGGCGAGTTCGTTGAGTTCCTACAGGACGTTGGCTCTACGCCAGACCCGCTCGACTTGTCTCCCGTGCTTTACATCGCACTCTTGCAATCGCCAACGCAGATTCGAGTCGCGCCGCTTCCAGCGGGCATCGTGATCGACTTCACAACGCCTGGAACCGGCGAGCTTTACATGCAAACCAATGCTCGCAAGTATTGGACGCGCACGACGATCACACCGTAGAGAGAGGCACGATATGGCTCAAGCAGATTGGCAGGGACTACTCGACAACGCGGCGACCAACAAGGTTGACCACGGTGTCACCGCAGGAACGAGCAAGCCGTCTGGAGGCGGGTTGCATGTGTATGCCTTCCGCAGCCTTGAAGCGGCGAGCAATATCGTCGCCTTGCACGCAGGGCAGGTGAACTTCAACCCGATGCTCAGTGGCGGATCCGTGCGCGCCGCACTGCGCCGCGATGTTGGCCGTGGTTACTCGCCGTTCATCTTCATGTGCTTGCAAGGCACTGGCAAAGCAGACGGGGCGTACATGCTCGGACTGTCAGACGCAGACCCGTATCGCATCGTCCTTCGCAAAGGCGACCTCGACAGTGGCATCCCTGACGGCGGGGCTGTGCCAGCGACGGCACCGAACATTCTGATGCGGTCTACACAAGCGTTCGCAGACCAGCCGTGGCTCCATCTCAGGCTCGATGCGATCGTACAAGGCACGGGCGACGTGATCGTCCAAGTGTTTCAAAACGACTTGCTGGCAAACCCTGTCAGTGCTCCGGTGTGGTTGAGCATCCCAGGCATGGAAGGCCCGCAAGCGCCGACCATCGCTGGCTTCGTGGACGATGCACTCGGCATCAACTCAGGCAGCCTTCCGTTCACTGCCGGTCGAGGTGGCTTCGGCTTCAAGACCACGAGCATCGGTTCGCTGTCGTACATTGACAACGTGGAAATCGCTCGCCAGGTCTAAGCATGGCAACGCCATTCGCGCAGTATCGTGGGTCGGGTCAGCAACGTACCGCAGGAAGCCTGTCGCAAGACAGCGGTGCCTTCGTGTACGAGCTTGGCTCGGCCTTCTTTGGCGATGCTCGATTGGCAGTCGGAGACTTGCACCGCGTCGAGCAGGCGTTCACCAAGAGCGCTGAAAGTTACTTTGTCCGCTGCCGAGTACGAGTGCGGACGCCGAATAACTGGATCGGCTCAGAGCAGTACACGTTGACGGCTCGGCTCGACGGCGTGGTGCGGTACACGCGATCGATCGTGCTCTCAGACCTCAATGTTGACTGCTTCACTATCGCAGTGCCGATGGTGAGCGTGGCACCTGGCATCCACATCATCGCAGTGCAACTGGAGCGCACAGGATGAGCATCGTCAGGCTACCATCTGTTCAAGTTGACATCGTCCGCGAGGATCACCTAGACGCCACGCAGGGTGTCGCGCTGTCGTTGTTGAGCGAGCCGTTCAACATCACCGATCTTGGCGTGCTGACCGTCATCGTAAACGGTGGCGCTCCGCAGCCCATCGTGTTCAATGTCGCTGACTTCAGCGACATCGCAGCGGCGACGATGGCAGAAGTACTCGCTGTCGTTGGAGCTACGCTCGCGGGTGCTGCTCCGCAAGACCAAGGCGGGCGACTCGCAATCGTCAGCAACACGTTCGGTTCTACGTCGTCTGTCGAGATCACTACAGAGCCTCCGCGCAACGCGCCGACGCCTGGTGACTCGTTCCAGTACGTTGCTGGACCGCACTTCGGCGTCGATGCGACGGGCGGCGTGTTCCTCGTCAACGCAGTTCCCGAAGACGGTGAACTCAGTGTTGAGACGACTGCATCTATCGAGTTTGAGATCACTGACACTGCCGGTGCCGCGCCAGTACCGGCTCAGTTCCAAGTCGAAGTGAATGGCGTGCTTGCCTACGATGGACCGGGTGCAGGATTTCAACCGGGCTTCGGCGGTAGCTTTTCGCTTGCTGACGCAGCAACGCGCCACGTCAGCATCGCGCCCGCAAACCCGTGGGACTCGGATGCTGTAATCGTCGTGCATGTGATCGTCGGCGCTCCGGCTTTCGACGAGACATACTCTTTCAGGGTTGACGACACTACTGCACCCGGCATCGCGTCGATCGTTCCGCAAGACATCAACAGGATCCGGCTCACGTTCACAGACGACGTGTTGCAAGTCGATCCGTTCGGCGCTGGAGATGCGCTCAACCCCGCAAACTACTTCTTCATCGCAACGACCATCCCCGGTGCCGCTGTCGTGCCAGTGCGTGTAGACACCGTG